TAGATGTTTAAATAACTCTTGACTTATGAGTATAAATAGGTTATAATACTATGGTACAATAAAGTACAAAGTGAAAATACGCTGTGTAACACAACTGTAATACAATGCATATACTGGAGAAAATAATATGTCTTTTGCAAACCTAAAGTCTCGATCAACCGATATGAGCAAACTAGTAACTGCCGCGCAAGAAGCGTCAGGTCAAACAACCAAAACCAATAAGTACGATGATGATCGCAAGTGGAAACCTACCGTTGATGATAACGGCAATGGTTACGCTGTGATTCGTTTCCTCCCTGCAATGGAAGGGGCAGATATGCCTTGGGAACGATATTGGGATCACGGATTCAAAGGCCCGGCAGGTCAGTGGTATATTGAGAAGTCTCTCACTACCATTGGTCAGAAGGATCCTGTGTCCGAACTGAATTCACGTTTGTGGAATTCGGGTATCGAAGACGATAAAGAAACTGCTCGTCGGCAGAAACGTAGACTACACTATGTGTCAAACATCTTAGTAGTAAACGATCCAACTAACCCCCAGAACAATGGGAAAGTATTCTTCTATGAGTATGGTAAGAAGATCTTTGATAAGATCATGGATATGATGCAACCACAGTTTCCCGGTGAAACTCCGATTAACCCATTCGACTTCTGGGCAGGTGCAGACTTTGAATTGAAGATTCGTAATGTTGCAGGATACCGCAACTATGACAAGTCTGAGTTCAAATCAACTACTGCTCTATATGAGTCAGATGAAGTTAAGTTGGAAGCAACTTACAACCAACAGTATGACCTACATGAATTTGTAGATCCTGCTAACTACAAGTCTTTTGATGAACTTTCTTCTAGATTAGAATTAGTTCTTGGAACGGCAGTTGGTGGTAATGTAACACAAAAGAATGAAGCACTCACTCAGACTGCTGAGATGAATGTGGGACGTTCTGCTCCTCAACCAGAGATCGTTTCTGCTCCTGCCCCAACGGTAGGTGCGGCATCTGATGAAGAGGATACGCTATCTTACTTTGCTAAGATGGCACAAGAATAGGTGATTGGAACTCAGTGAGTGAAAATCTGCTGATATTAAACTCACCTTTAACTAAAACACTAAACCAGACGTGGGTCACGGAGAAGTTTCGAACCAGTTGATCGGGTGTAGGGATGGAGTGATAAGTGTTTATAAGGGGTATGACTGGATGTCATCCCCTTTTTTTATTCCTGTAATCTGCTATCGCAGTCTTAATCGCGTCCTCTGCTAGGACAGAACAGTGTATCTTAACAGGTGGCAATGCTAACTCTTCTGCCAATTCTGTATTCCGTATGGTGTTTGCTTTATCCAAGGACTGACCAATGACCCATTCAGTAAGTAGACTACTAGAAGCAATAGCACTACCGCAACCGTAAGTCTTGAACTTCGCATCTTCTATTATTCCTTCTTCGCTTACTCTTATCTGTAGTCTCATAACATCACCACACGCAGGGGCACCTACCATACCAGTGCCCACGTTCTTATCGTGTTCGTCCATCTTTCCCACGTTTCGGGGATTCTCGTAATGGTCTAGTAACTTCTCACTGTATGCCATTAACCAAATCCTTGGTCGTGGAAACTTCTATCATTGTGATCTTGGGTTGGTAAGTTCTGATCTATGATTGCCGCAGTGTTACTGTTACTATTGTTTGTTACTGTCGATGTCTGGGGAGCAATCATAACGGCACTAGTACCACCTGCCGCTTGCGCGTTCTCCTTAGACATTGCATCTAACTCAGCACCTCTTCGTGCTTTGATGTCTTCAATCTGTTCGAGTTTATTATCTGTGTTAGACAAGATGCGTTGTCCATATGCGCTGTCCTCATCTAGTTCCATACCCTTGTGCTTACCAGTAGACTTAATCTTTAACAGTTTCTCTTCGTCTCTGAGCAATTTATCTTCGGCACGTCGATCCATGTCTGCTTTGATCTGGGCACGTTTCTTTCTCTTTGCTTCCTGATCTTTTTGGTATGCAGGATCGTCTTGATCTTTAAGGAATTCCGCTGTGGCCGCGTTCATTGGTTTAGGATTAGTATCACTTGCCGCTTTAGTCTTCGTAACTTCTACAGGAAGTTCAGGAATCTCAGATTCGTTCTTTTCTACAGGAAGTTCAGGAATCTCAGATTCGTTTGTATTCTCTGCTCCTATTGCTTCTACAGGTGGGGGTGGAGTAACTTTAACATAATCGTAGACTGCATCTGGTACTAGTCTACCTAACAGTGAGTCTGCGTCTGGTAGTATACTACCTATCAGTTCCTTTAGTTTATTCAATGCCATTAACGCGAAGTCACCGACTGCACTTCCGACACCATCAAACGCACCCTCAAGACCGAGCAACTGAAGGATCTTTGTGAATGCTCCAGTGACCAACGTCTTGATAGTATTCCAAATCCTAGTAGGAAGTTCTAGTAACCATTCGAAAGTAAACCCTTCCCCATCTAACCCAAGCATATCACCAACCGCAGAGAACCAATTACTGATTCCTTGTATAGCATTTTGTATGATCAAGTCAAACTTTAGTTTTAAGATTTCTGCGGCACCATCTTCGTTGGTGAATATGTCACCAATCCATTTAAACATACCATCAAAAATATCCATTAGACTGAACTCAGAGACAAACTTAGCCGTTTTGTCAAAGTTCAAGGCCTTTAATATGAAACCAGTAATCTTCTTTGGTATCCACATTACAAGATCAACCAAACCACCAATAACATTCTTTGCAAGAGAACCTAAGAAGTCAACGATACCTCTTGTCATCTTCTTTCCGAACCCACCTGTCTGCTTCGAGAATCCTTTGAATCCATCAAACAGACCGATTAAAGCACTGATGACTTGACCAACGATAGGAATCTTAGTACCGAAAGTTTTGAATACACTAAAGACTTTTCCTAGATGCCCACCCTTAGAAAACAGGTTACCGAACCCAGTCAACAACTTCGTAGGGCCAGCGAACAGGTTCTTGAAGGATGCCACTATTTTTGCTAACAGACCACCTGCTTTCTGACTAGCACCAATCGAATTATTAATGGCACGAAAGGGAGTCGTTAAGAATCGTATCGATTTACCAATACCATTAATAATCTTTTGTAAAGTAGTAAACTGTTTAGGTTGGAATGTGCCTTTGATACCCCTATCCACAAGTTTGAATCCTCCGATACCTGCACGGAATGCTTCTTTAACGCCTTGCAAACTCTTGGACACGAACGCAATATTCTTGGCAAATGAAGCACGAAACCCTGCTGTCAACTTGTCGATTCTGCCGCCTTTGAAGATTTTTATGCCAAAGTCCTTCAACCACTTTCCCACACCAGTGACGAATCCTGCGACTGCCGCACCGAGAGTTAAGGCAAATCCTCCGATACCCATTCCACCAGTGAAGTCATCTTTCGAGAATCCTTTGATAGGGTCTTTCTTCTTACCCTTACCTTTCTTACCGTCTCTGCGCTTCTCTTCATCGTCAAGTTTAGACCCGGCAAACGACTTCAAGAACTTTTCCATGTTCTTGTTTAGGTTCGTTAACTGGGTAGCAGTCGTTTTATCTCCACTCTTCGTTGTATCGTTGAGTTCTCTTAAACCGACTGCTACTTGTTTTAGGTTGGTCTCTGCCATTGTTACTGCCCTTGTTGTTCTTGTTTAATTCTATCGTTCTCTTCCTTTACATAATCAATTAACATACTTACATATATCTCCCTTTCCCACGGCATCATTGTATCTATTTCTGCTAGATTATAATGATGGTGTTGCATCAACGAAAAGTTGGTCTTATAATGATTGACCAAGTTATCGTGAGAAAGGTTTATGACAAAAAATCAGATATCCCTTTCAGTTTCCTTTCTACCGTCTCTCCGCAACCTTCACACGCAAATTTAAGATCATGTTCTATTGCAGGTAGTTCACTAAGGAACTTTGACACACCTGCAAACTGGTCTGATGTCATGGACTCAATGAAGTCAATCAACTCTTCTTGTGTTGATTCACTGGCATCGATCCTTTCGTCTTCGGTTAGGATGGCGGCAATTGATTGTGCTAACATAGCAAAACCCATCTCCGTCTGATCACCCTCTTCGAGATCCATCTTCAGTACATCCGAGTACTTTGGGTATTGCATCTCTACTGATATGTTGTCTGTTATCTCAATTGTGCTTTCCTGATCTTCGGGGAACTTAACTTGAATTGCCGCGATGTCTAGCGACACTTCGTTCTTATGTCCACACCCTTCATGGGAGCAAGGTACCACAATAGTCGCACTCTCTCCAACTGACTTAGATCTAACCTGAGTAAACAGATACTCTACGTCAAATGTCGTTAGACTTCTTGCATCTATGTTTTCAATACAAGCGTCTAGTGTATTGACGATTGCATTCAATGCTTCTTTCTGATGACCAGTCTCAAATGCAATCATTAGTATCTTCTCTTCTTTGACCAAGTATGGTCGGTAACTGACAGTATCTCCAGTAGAAGGGACTTTACAAGTGTATTGCGGTGATGCGTTTAGTTTTGGTAATGCCATAATATTCTCCAATATTAAATAATAATTAAATCTTTCCTAATAGAAAGTTTGTTAATGATGAAATAGCACCACGACCAATTGCTTCGCCTGTGCCTGTATGTTGTCCTACCGTGCTTTCCCAATCAGTGTACGATAGTTGTACTGTCAATTCCATTACACCTTCTTCTGCATTACCTAACTGTTGATCAGAGATCGTAGTTGGGTAACACTCTCGTAATGAAACCGAGTATGTCTTCTTCTCATTGAAACTTGCACCTGCATCTATCTCGCCTTGCTGTAGATCAATCGGGCCAACCTTGGGTAGTCTGTTCCGTATGAAGGATGGGATCTTATCTACGAACCCCAACTGCTTCTTAAAGAGAGACAATCTAAGTCCTCTCTCTATTAACGCAATCTTCACTGGGTATGTATAATCTTCGAAGTAACCTACGGTACGACTCACTGGATCGTGTGCCTCTGCTTGCCATGCTTCGAAGTACTGTCGTGCCACATGATCGTTTCCTACCAAGAAGGTCAATGTTAGATCTGTAGTAGCATAACCATTAGCAATCTTACGTTGGGTTGTACCCATTGCCTGATCGATGGATGTGATCTGCCGTCCCGGTAATGACGCAACCGTACAGAAGATGTTCAATGTCTGTGCGTCTACAGAAAAGGATGCGAGTTGAGGTAGTTGAACCATGAACTGATTCGCCTTTGCCAAACCACCCGACTTACTGAGTTCTGCTTTTAATGTTTCTATTGATGAACCTGCACTCACTGAATCTGACTCCTACTATCGTAATGTACTTTATAACTGTTTGCCTTACGGAACTGAGCAGTAGGTAAGAAGATTGCAACTTCCCATTCTGGTGCTAGTACTTCCGCGAACTTACTTGTTACCTGTGAGTTCAAGTAATGCTTTAGACAAGGTTTGAAGTATCTTAAACCAGAAGACTTCTTCAACATCCTATAGGTCAATGAAAACTTGGCATCCTCTGTTAACTTACTACCCTGTATATCCATTAAGTTTGCGAAGAACTGCATACGCAACTTAGGTGGCAGGTAGTGTAAGTTAAGTCCCATAAACCCACCTTTGGCAGGGCCGAGTACGATGACCAATGGAAAGATATCATAGTACGGTAATTTGTCTTTATGTTTAGGATCATACATAAACATCTGCATAGAACCGATGATCTGCTTGGCACCTTGCTTCAACTCTTCTTCTTGCATTAGTGCCGTTCTATTGATCGACCTCATATTCTGTGCTTTCTTTAAAAACCACTCACGACTTTCTTTGGTGCGAGGTGTTATACCTGCACGGAATGCTTGTCGTTCTAGTCTTTGTAAAATCTTAGACATTGTTAATCCTGTAATAACTCATGTGTTTATTTATATGAATATTAACGCTTTGCTCGTGGTTTCTTTACACGAGTCTTTGCTTTAGGTCTGAATGGTGGTAAAGGTTTAATAGGTTTCTTTGATCGTAATGGTTTAGGCATCAACCCCATTGCTTGAAGTTTCTGTTCAGTCCAGATCTCGAAGTGCCACCCCCTGTCTGCCGCATACTTGGTTGCTTCTTTCCACTTACTCTGGTTCTTAATATAAGTCATACCCTCATTCAGGACGATACGTCTGGATCTACCTTGACCAGTTTTGGGTGGTAATGTCTGGGCATGGGGTTTCACCTCTACCAATACGGTACGACCATCCCTGAACTTTATCAAGAAATCCATGAAGTACCGATGAATTCTCTTGTCAGTCTCGCATAAGTATGGTATAATGACTTCTTCGGAGTTCCACTTAACTACCTGTGCGGAATCGTCACACCACTTCATAACGTGCCTTTCCCACATACTTCGATACTGCACCTTGGTGTGATCACCTAGATACTTATCTTTATTCGAAGGTTTGTATCTTCCCTTGTAAGTTTTCATATAAATAGAATCATAAGAATTTAAACCTATTTATGGAATAGTTAAATGCCAGAGAATATATATGACGTAAAAGTCGGAGACAAACTAACAGAAGCACAGATCCGAGCGGCCGCACTGGCACAAGGAAATGATGGTAGTTCCTATGAAGTAGGTGCCACCGCCCCCAATACTGCTGAAGTCGCTTCTGGCGGTAAGAGGTTATCATACCCTTTAGATGATGCCGACTATAAAGCAAGGGTTATCTTTAGTGTGCTTGCCACAGAGGATACTGGCGTTGGTGATAGTTTCAGTCAACTGGCAAAGGCCGACGATAGTAAAGCAAAGGCAATCAAAGCACAGATCCAACAAAAGATTGATGAGGCAAAGGCAAATTCAGAGAATGGGGAACTTCGCCAGTCTGACATCGATGACATTGAGGCACTAGTTGCCGAGGGTAAACAACTCAAAGAACAACAAGCACAGTTCGAAGGTCTATCAAAACAGGCAAACACCAAGTCATCTATTGATGATGTAACTGACAAAATATCATTGTACCTTCCTATGGGTCTTGCATTTCGAGACAACGTAACCTATGAGAACTTCGATCTAGGTGTTGTTGGGGGTGCGATAGCA